TACAGCGGGTCTACGGGATTGTGGCACAAAGAACGTCTCTACATAGGAAGTACCGTTGGTGCGGTCAAAGGAGACGTTCTCATGGGAAATAGCTGGGATACCGGATACGGCGGCTAGTTTAGTCTCTAGGGCTGCACGAATGTCTCTGTATATACTAGCCATGCTTACCTACCATGTTGCCGGATAACTTTATCTACTACTTGGTGCTTAGGGTTGTTATCAACCTCTTTAGCGTGAGGCGAACGGTTGATGAAGTAATAGTTGTCAGCTTGAATGCCGATGCCTTCTTTAAGAGAACCACCGGGGCTACCTACTTCAACAGTCTTCTTGATGTCGTTTACCAAGTTATTAAGGGCCTTGCCTCGCTCGGACCCCTTATCTCGGCCTGTAGGCTTACCCAGAGAAGACTTACTACGGCCTCCACCAAGGTTGTCCTTGAAGGACCAAGAGTTGACGAATGCACCTGTATCTACAGGAGAGGCCAGAACAACAGTCCTAGCCACGTCAGTCATCTTGCGCTCTACAGCGTCTTCAACCATCTGGTCGATCTCTGCCAGCTTCTTCTTAAGAGCAGGGGAGACCTTTATCTTAGGGACTGCCATTATTCAAACACCTCACAGAGGTAACAGACGGGCTGACCACCACTAAAGATGGCTCTCACGGTGGTAATATTCACCGTGTCACCATGCCCTGTAATCTGGTCTTGGTCGTCAGGGACAACCGTAAGACCTTTAGCGGGGATGACACAAGCCCGACTGCCCTTCCTAGTCTTGGTGAGGTCAGATGTACCCTCTGCTAGGTTATAAAAGTATCCAGTAAAGGAATAGTCCGTAGTCGCACTTCCACTAACAGTACCAGTGGAAGCATCGTAAGTGCCTCCGGTGGTGACCTTGCGGAGTGTAAGAGTTTCGCCAAAGTCTTGGACCAACTTCAAAAGGTCACTTGCATTAAACGACATGGACTATTCCTCACTCGTAATCCGCAGAACCGTTGTAGTTCGGTGGGTTGCGGAAACGATCCCTGCGGAAAGATGGGGCAACACGATCCGTGTCATCTCTCACCACAGAGATAGCTGCCTTACTGAGGCCCCCAGCTTTGACACCGAGACCTGATTGTTTCTTGGACTCAGATTCAAGATTTTCCGCAAGGGCCAAATAATGGGCGTGAAGATCAGAGTAACTAGCACTAAGAGCGCCATCAAGCTCAGTGTCAACACGGCGGCTATACTTAGCTGCAATAGCTCGGCAGCAATAAGCACCAGCCTCATAAACATTGTCACTGGACTCAGTAAGAACAAAAGCAATTTCATCGTCTTGTACCTGTACGTCGGTGGAGTCAGTATCACCTACGAGAAAACGTACTGCATTGCGACGGCCTGTCGCAGTGGTGGTATTAAGATCGTCAACATCGTAGGTGAACGTCATTATGCTTGTTCCCAATCTGACCAAGGGCTATTACGCCAAGTACGGATATGACCACGCTGTTTCTTCGTGATCGTAGAAGCCTTACACTTCTTTGTGTTGTATTCACGCTCTGTCTTGGTGAACAGCTTGACCTTAGCGTTAATGTTATCTACAATAACCTTAAGTTCATCGGGGCCTAGTTCATCGAGACCGTCTCCTACTACAACCTTTTGGTTGGATTCAGTCGGAGCCTCCTGTTTAAGGAGACCCCGGTTGAATAGAGACATAACGTCTTGCCAAGGGATGCTTCGCTGTTGCCAGTCAAAGACATCCCCCGGTTTCCACTCAGACCCATACCCCTTAAACTCTTGTCTAACGAGTTGGACCCAGTTAAGTTGAAAAGGAAGAAGAGAGTAGTCGGGTGTCATACTCTAGTCCCTTATGCTACGATGGTCTCAAAGAAGTAACCCAAGTCTGGGCCAACCATCTTCATGTCGTAGGACATCTTTACCTGAATCATCTCAGCGATCTGCTGACGCTTAAGGGCGTCGTCAGAGAAGGACTCAACAGTGATACCAAGGTTGTTAGCACCCGGAATGCTGTTCCATGCGAAGGTCAGACCCGAAGCAGGGGTCATAAGACCAGCGTTACCCGGCGTGTAACAAAGCATAGCGTGCTTACCACCGATGAAGCTGTTAGACTCCGTAGCGCCTTCAACCGTATCGTTCTGGACAGCTTCCATGACGTAGTAGTTCTCTACCTCAAAGATTTCTGCCAGCTTCGCCTTGGTAACCAAAGCAGTGTTGGATACCGTAGCACCACCGTTCAGGCGAGCAAGGATGTCTGAGTTGTGCAAGAGAGCATCGTGTACGTGACGACCAACAACCAGAGTGTTCGGACGGAAACCGCCAGACTGAAGCTGGATGGTACGAGACGCATCGGTGATGTTCTTGATTGGAGAAGAGTTAGCCTCATCCCACTCGGTAATACTACGACCAGACAGAAGGTCTTGGCTCGTCCATACACCAGCAGAGAAGAAATTCGTAGCGAACTGCTTCTCACGGTGGATCATCAGACGCATCGCCAGAGTCTGCGCTCCGGCAGAACGAATGTCCAGAGCGGTGTCTTCGTTAGCAAGAGTTTGCTCATCGAAATCCATACCGAGACCGTACACGTCAGCAAAGTAGCTGTCGCTCGATACGGACATACCGATACGCTCTACTTCGGTACGAGGTGCCAGCTTCTTAACGTCACCAGTGCGGTTCATGTCAGCACGGCTGTACTGGTAGTACTTGTCAGATTGCTTGTCTACGCCTACGATAGGGAAGACTTTATCTGCGATGAAGTTATCCTGAGACTGAGCATAAGCAGTCGTCAGATTGGTGAGTGGTGCATCAATATGCACATTAGATGGGGTCAGCAAAGGCATTTGTTATTCCTCTTCCTTAACTGCTATTACGAGTGGAACTTAGAAGGGAGGATAAGAACAGAAATGATCTCATCTGCGTTAGAGGCTTCTTCCAGAGCTACCCCAATCGTAAACTGGTTATTGGTAGCCGCAGTGATGGCCTTACCACTAGCATTAGAGCCTACAACTGCACCCTTAGCTACACCAGCACCAGCCTTGACCATAGCAATACCCTCAACTTGAGTGGTAAGGGTTGTGGTAGCTGGGGTAGCAGATGGGTCAACAGAGTTGACAGCTACGCCAACAACAGGGACAGTCGTACTGGCTGCACCAGCTTTAGCTGCACCAGATGCGGTTACGGTTACAAGTTCAAACTGACCTACAGCACTTGCTGCTTCCAGCGTAATGTTGTTAAAGCGGCCTGCGTTCGTCGCCATGATTTACTCTCCTTTGTAGAGCTTAGAAATGAGCGCCTTGCCTTCGTCGGTCTTGGCTACAGCAGCGTATGCTTTAGCGTAGCCAGACTTGGCAATAGCGTTTTCGTCCATGTAGGACTTTACCATAGAGTCCAGTTTGTCCTGTGGGGAAGCCATATCAGCTTCTACAGAGGCTTCACCGATCTCTTGCATCGAAGCACCCATAGCAGCATCAGCAGCTTTGAGGGCTTCTACGATTGCGTCATCTTTAGCTACATGAGCCAAGAGCGAGGCCGCAATTTCGTTGTCGAAGTTAGGCAGGATTTCGTCAGCTTGCTTCTTAAGCTCGATATGACGCTTAGCAATCTCTGCTTCTTCGAGAGCTTTGAGGACGGGGGCCGGGATGTCAGACTTGACAACCTTCTCACCGTCAAATTCTACATACTCAGGCTCTTCAGCCTTCGTAACTTCTTCTTCGGAAACAACGTAACCGTTGTCTTCGAGGGCCTTGGAGAGGCGGGAGACTTCTGCCTTAAGAGCGTCAACTTCAGCCAAGAACAGTTCGGACTGGTCTACAGCCTCTTCTGCTACTTCAGCTTCGTCAGCTTTGTTAAGGCGAGCCATAAGCTCCTTCTTCTCGTCAGCGGACATCTTTTCGAGTTCTTCCTTAGCCTTCTTCATGGCTTCGTCTTCACCCATGCCCTTGCCCATGTAGTACGACTTACGCTCATCGAGGTATGAGTCGTACCCTTTTTCCATGTCTTCCATGCTTTCGTCCCTTTTAATAAGACAGATTGTAGCGGCTTGATTAGCAGGACGATCAACAAGTGACAATTCGTCCAACTCCAAGTCGAGTAGGATGTTAGTCATTTACTTCCTTCCTCTTAGCTTTGCCGCCGATAGAAAAGGCCGTAAGTTGGCCAGATTTTACCAGAGACCAGACCTCATCATCGAATACCTTCAATGCTACGATCCAACCTTCACGGCTACTGGAAATGCCCAAGGACTCACCAATCTCATTAGTGAGAGGCATCGAGTGGACAACTTGACCCACCTGATCCCCCTTGTGCATCATCTTACCAACACGAATATGCTCCATGAATTTATTCACGGCCTTAACCATAGTGTCGGCTTCAATTACATCACCTTGACGGTCTACCAGAGGCTTACCGTCTTCAGTGA